TGGTGCGGACCTGTTCATTATTGATGACCCCCACTCTGAGCAAGAAGCCAAGCAGGGTAAGCCCGAGGTATTTAAGCCCCCGTGGGAGTGGTTCCAGTCTGGTCCGTTGCAGCGTCTGATGCCGGGAGGAGCCATCATCGTCGTTATGACGCGATGGTCAAAACTTGACCTGACCGGGCAGTTGATCGACCACATGACAAGGAACCCCGATGCCGATCAGTGGGAGGTGGTTGAACTGCCCGCGATCATCAATGAGGGCACCGAGGATGAGAAACCCCTTTGGCCTGACTTCTGGACGTTGGATGAGTTGCTGTCTAAAAAGGCGGGTATGGACCCCCGGTACTGGCAGGCTCAGTACATGCAGCAGCCGACCTCTGAGGAAGGTGCGCTAGTTAAAAGGGAGTGGTGGAACGTGTGGGAGGAAGAAAAACCCCCTTCTTGCGACTTCACTATTATGTCTTTGGACGCTGCTCAAGAAGCGACTAACCGGTCTGACTACAATTCCCTGACTATATGGGGGGTGTTTGATAACGAAGAGTCCGGTGCCAAGAACATCATCTTATTAGAGAGCATCCGGGAGCGGATGGAGTTTCCTGAACTCAAGAAGATGGTGCTTGAGACTTATAAAGAGTGGGAGCCTGACTCGTTCATCGTTGAAAAGAAGTCCAACGGTGCTGCTCTATATCAGGAGCTTCGCTCTATGGGTGTGCCGGTGTCTGAGTTTACGCCGGGTAAAGGGCAAGACAAAATCGCCCGTGTTAATGCTGTATCGGACTTATTCTCTTCTGGTATGGTGTGGGCACCAGATACGCGCTGGGCTAGAGAGCTTATTGAAGAGGTGGCGTCATTCCCGTTTGGGACTCATGACGACATGGTGGACTCCACGACTCAGGCGCTGCTGAGATTCCGGCAGGGTGGATTTATTGCACTGCCCAGTGATGAACCAGAAGATATTAAGTGGTTCAAGAGTAGGCGGCGCGGCGGTTTTTACTAATTAAGGAAGTGTGATGGCTACGAATATGGACAAGGCGCTCTACGAAGCCCCGATGGGTTTGGATGAGGGTGAGAGCGAGTTGGATATTGAAATCCTCAACCCTGAGATGGTGACGCTGGATGATGGCAGCGTAGAGATCACGATTGGGTCGGAAGATGAGGATGAAGACGCCGAGGGTGACTTTAACGAGAACCTTGCTGAAGTCCTGCCGGAGAGTGTCCTGTCCTCTCTGTCCAGTGAGCTTGTTGACCTGTACGACACGGACGTAAATAGCCGCAAGGATTGGGTCGAGACATATATTAAGGGGCTGGAGTTGTTGGGCCTCAAGTATGAAGAACGGTCCGAGCCGTGGGAAGGCGCGTGTGGGGTGTTCCACCCCCTGCTGAATGAAGCTGCTATTAAGTTTCAGTCAGAAGCAATCATGGAGACTTTCCCCGCTTCGGGTCCGGTCAAGACGCAGATTGTTGGCTCAGTTACACCGGAAAAAGAAGAGGCTGCGGCCCGTGTCCGGGATGAGATGAACTACCAGCTTACCGAGGCAATGGTTGAGTACCGGCCAGAACACGAACGCCTCCTTTATACCCTCGGACTGGCAGGGTCTGCGTTTAAAAAGATTTACTTTGACCCCGGTCTGAACCGCCAAGTCGCGATCTTTGTGCCGGCTGAAGATGTGGTTGTGCCCTACGGGGCGTCAAACATTGAGAGCGCAGAGCGGGTTACGCATGTAATGCGTAAGACCAAGAACGATATGCGTAAGCTTCAGGTCGCTGGGTTCTACAGAGATGTTGAGCTAGGCGAGCCGCAGAAGGTTCTCGATGATATCGAGAAGCGCAAGGCCGAGGAGCAGGGGTATAGCGCCACTGATGACGACCGGTACCGTGTCCTTGAGATGCACGTTAACTTGGACTTGGAAGGCTATGAAGATACTGATGAGGCTGGGGAGGAAACGGGAATCGCCCTCCCTTATATCGTTACGATTGAGAAGGGCACTGGAGAGGTACTGGCGGTACGAAGAAACTACCTTGAAGAAGACCCCCAGAAGCTCAAGCGGCAGCACTTCGTTCACTACAACTATATTCCGGGTTTTGGCTTTTACGGCCTTGGTCTTATCCATATCGTGGGTGGCTACGCTCGCGCTGGTACATCTATTCTTCGTCAGCTTGTCGATGCCGGGACTCTTTCCAATCTGCCCGGCGGTCTTAAGTCTAGGGGTCTGCGTGTAAAGGGTGACGATACACCCATCGCTCCGGGCGAGTTTCGCGACGTAGATGTGCCGAGCGGGTCTATTAAGGACAACATCCTGCCCCTGCCATATAAGGAGCCGAGTCAGGTTTTGAACCTGCTGTTAGGGCAGATCGTTGAAGATGGCCGCAGACTCGCGTCAATTGCGGACCTTAAAATCTCCGATATGTCGGCACAAGCGCCCGTCGGGACAACGCTGGCAATCCTTGAGCGCATGCTCAAAGTCATGAGTGCCGTCCAAGCTCGCGTGCATTTCACGCTCAAGCAGGAGTTCAAGCTCCTTAAGGGCATCGTACGCGACTATGCCGAGGACGCTTATACATATGAGGTAGACGGTAAAAAAGGCCGCGCAGCTAAAAAGGAAGATTTCGAGCATGTTGATATTATTCCGGTCAGCGACCCAAATGCCGCCACGATGGGGCAGAGGATTGTTCAGTATCAAGCAGTAATGCAGTTGGCGCAAGCCGCCCCGCAGATTTACGACTTGCCGTTCTTGCACCGTCAAATGCTGGAGATTCTCGGTATTAAAAACGCGGCGAAGATCGTTCCGATGGAGGAAGATCAAAAGCCCAAAGACCCGGTTAGCGAGAATATGGCGGGTCTTAAGATGGAGCCGTTAAAAGCGTTTTTGTATCAGAACCACGATGCTCACCTCGCGGTCCATAACGCTTTAATGCAAGACCCGATGTTTATGCAGCAAGTCCAGAATAACCCCAATGGGCAACAGATCATGGGGGCAATGCAAGCGCATGTAATGGAGCATATGGCGTTTAAGTACCGCCGTGACATTGAGATGCAGCTTGGTGTCAGCCTGCCTGCGCCCGATATGCCGATGGATGAACAGACCGAGCTTCAGGTTTCTCAGGTTACTGCAATGGCCGCACAAAAACTCCTACAGCAGCATATTCTTCAGGCCCAGCAGCAGCAAGCTAGACAGGCCGCGCAAGACCCGATTGTCCAGATGCAGCAGCAAGAACTTCAGCTTAAAGCTCAGGCCGAGAAGCGTAAGGACTTTGAAGCACAATCTAAGGTTCAGTTGGATCAGCAGAAGCTGGCCTTGGAGAATAAGAAACTTGTTAACGGAGCCATGAAAGACGCCGCACAGATGCGTCAGAGTGAGAAGCAAGCCAACGTTAAACACCTTATTGACTCGCTCCGAGCCAATAGCGCACCTAAGCCGGGGAATAACTCCGGGAACAAATGACAGATAAGATTCTGCGAATTCTCGCCGAAGCTCTTACGGAAGAGATTGACTCTCACACCGCTGCGATTACCGGTGGAACCCTTAAAAGCTTCGATGAGTACCGATACCAAACCGGCGTTCTTCAAGGTCTTGCGCTGGCTTTGGCCCATGTAAAAGACCTAGCGAGAAAGATTCATGATGAGTGAAGAACAATCCACAGCTACCCAACTGCCCCAGCCTCAAGGGTACAAACTGCTGTGCGCGGTGCCGGAAGTAGAAGATAAGTTTGAGTCGGGGATCCTTAAAGCAGACTCTTCGGTACGAATTGAAGAGCATAGTACGGTGGTTCTCTTCGTCATTAAGGCCGGTGAAATGGCTTATAAGGACGCAGATAAGTTTCCTACGGGGCCGTGGTGTAAAGAGGGTGACTTTGTTATTACCCGTGCCTATGCGGGTACCCGCCTGAAGATTCATGGTCGGGAGTTTCGGCTTATTAACGACGATATGGTCGAGGCCGTTGTCGAAGATCCCCGTGGTATTACCCGCGCTGGTTAAGGAGACTTAAATGAGTGAGCAAGTTGAGTTTGAGTTTCCTGATGAGAAGGAAGCTAAAGATGAATCCTCTGAAAAAGAGGTCAGCAACGAGGTAGAGATTGAGGTTGTAGACGATACGCCTGAGAAAGACCGGGGCCGTGAACCGTCTGAACCCCCCGCTGAAGTTACTGACGAAGAGATTGAGAAGTATTCAGAGTCAGTCCAGAAGCGCATTAAACACCTCCACAAAGGCTATCACGACGAACGTCGGGCTAAAGAACGGGCGGAACGTGAGCGGCAGGAAGCCGTAGCTTTTGCAGAAAAGGTCTTTCACGAGAACCGACGGCTCCATGAGGTCGCCAATAGGTTCGGTGATGAAACCACTGAAGCCCGTAAACAAGCCGCCGAGAGTGAGCTTATTCAAACACGGGCTAAACTGAAGAAGGCTTTTGAAGACGGTGACCCTGAGCTTCTCGCCGCCGCGCAAGAGGAAATGGCGGATGTTAAGCTTAAGCTGGCTCGCGTAAACGAAACGCCTAAAAAAACTTTACAGACCGAATCAGAACCTGTATATAATCAACCCATTGAATCTAAACCCCGTGTAGACGCCAAAGCGAAATCTTGGCAGAACGAAAATACGTGGTTCGGGGTGAATAAGGAAATGACCTCTTTCGCCCTTGGGGTTCATGAAACTTTGATTGACAGTGGGGTTGACGCAGATTCTGATGAGTATTACGAGAAGCTAAATCGGAGAATCCGGCAAGTGTTTCCCGACTCGTTCGAAGATGCGGTTGACGAAAAGCCCGTAAAAAAGGCTAAACCCGCAAATGTAGTAGCACCGGCATCGCGAAGCACCGCGCCCAAGAAAATCGTGCTGACGCAAACACAGGTGGCATTTGCAAAACGGATCGGAGTCCCGTTAGAAGACTACGCGAAAGAAATTGCGAAATTGGGAAGAGAAAATGGCTGAGAATCGCACTGAACGCAACATGATTAACCGCGAAACTGAAACTCGCGCGCGTACCGTTCGTCAGTGGCAACCGGCTGCTACCCTCCCCGATCCGGCCCCGCAACCCGGATTTGTTTTCCGTTGGATTCGTACTTCCTTTCTTGGGCAAGCTGACCCGACTAATATGTCTGGAAAGATGCGCGAGGGGTGGGAGCCGGTGAAAGCGGAAGATCACCCTGAGATGATGCTAACTGCGTCCCCCTCGGGAAACCTCGAAATCGGCGGTCTGATCCTGTGTAAAGCTCCTGAAGAACTCATGGATCAGCGCAATGCGTATTACAACAAGCAAGCTCGCGCACAGATGGATTCGGTCAATAACACGCTTTTCCGTGAAAATGACCCGCGTATGCCTCTGTTCAAGGATCATAAATCCGAGACTTCGCGCAGTGCTTTCGGTTCAGGTTCATCTAAACTTTAATTTTTGGAGGCCATAAATGGCTGCAACTGCTTCCCCTTACGGGCTGCGTCCGCTAAATCTGATCGGCGGGCAAGCTTTTAACGGTGGTGTTATTCGGGAGTACAGTCTCTCGGTTAATACTGCTTCTGGTTTTTTTAACGGCGACATCATTTCGCTGAGTTCGGCTGGTCAACCCGGTCCGATTTCGGCTACCCCGGTCGCTGTTAAGATTCCC